ATGGCACCGCCGCGGGCATCGGCACGGCAACCGCTGTCGGCGCCTCGATCGGCATCGTGGCAGCGGTGGGCAATGCGGCCGGCAGCAGCACGGCGCTGGGCGTTGCGCTGACGACGGGTGCCGGGGGCGAGCCGGGGCGCGCGGGCGCACGGCGCAAGCGCAGGCGCCGCATCGACGAGCTGCCGCCTGATCTGCGCCATCTGCTGCCTGCCGAGCTCCGGGAACCGGAGTCGCCCGAGGCGCCCGCGCCCGAGGCTGTCCAGCCGCCTGTCAGCGTCCGGCTGTCCAAAGCCGAGCGCAAGCTGGCGCAGGCGGTGGCGCGCGCGCGCAGTGCCGATCCGGCGACGGCCGAGCGGGCGCGCGCTTTCCTCGACACGATCAGGGCCAACGCCGACAGCGACCTGGCGCGGCTATTGGCGCGCCAGCAGGCGCTGGACGAGCAACGCCGCGGCGAGCGCATGCGGGTTGCGGCCGAGGACGAGGACGCCGTGATGGCGATGATGCAATGGCTGATGCGCAATGGCTGACGAGCCAGTGAAATATCATCTGCTGTGGCAGTTCTGGGAGCCTGGCGAGCGGCGCATCAAGGCGACGCAAGCCGGCTGGATGCGGCGGCCCGAGCTCGAGCTCGAGGTCGAGCAGCGCAAGTGGTGGATGTGGGAAGCGCCGGATGGAACGCTGGTATCCGCGCCGGCCAACACGATCCCCGTGATATGGAGATCACAATGACAGTCGGCGATATCGTCGTGGTGATGGCCTGCTATGGCCTGCTGATCCTGGGGCCGTTGCTGGTTGTCGCGGTGATGCTGCCGTGAGCCGCATCATGCGGCGGATGTTCCTGTGCTGGTGGCGTGGCTGTGGCGGCACCATCGAGAACGGCTGGGGCGGCGTTTATTGGCGTTGCGCGCATTGTCATAGGACGGTGAGGGCATGACGGAAGACGAGATCATCGCCCGCGCCAACCGCGCCCAGGCCATCCTCACCGATCCGCTGGTCGAGGAGACGTTCGCCGGGCTCGAGGCCGTGTACATCAGCCAATGGCGCGACGCATCGAGCCCCGAGGCGCGGGAAACGATGTGGCTATTACTGCAAAACCTGATGACCTTCCGCGCCGCGTTTGGGCAGTACATTCGCCAGGGCCAAGTCGCGGTTGCCGCGCGCGACCAGCGCGAACGTGCCAAGCGACAGGATGCCGAGCCCTAGATGGCTGACGAGCCACCGACCATAACTCCAGGGCAATCTGCCCAATCCATTGCGGCTGCCATCACCGAGCGGCTGCGCCCCCCCGGTTCCGAGGGTGAGGGTGCGCCCGGTGCCGACAGTCCCCCAAGCTCGCCGCCCCCCGCGGGCGACGACGCCGCCCCTGCGGACACGCAGGCTACCGGCGATGATCAGGCGCCGGCCGACCGGGAGCCAGCCGCTCCCCCAATCGAGCCGCCCCGGTCATGGTCCAAGGAAGCACGCGCCAACTGGGCCAAGCTCGACCGCGAGACGCAGGAATACCTGCGTGAACGCGACAGCGAGGACAGTGCTGCGGTGCGCCGCGGACAGAACGAGGCTGCAGAGACGCGCAAACGGGCGGAAGCCGAGATTGCGCAGATCGCGGCCGAGCGGCAGCGAACCGCGCAGCAGCTCGAGTTCCTCTCCCAGCACATCCAGAATTTCGATCCTGTTCTTGCCGAAGGTGCCAAGACCGACTGGACACGCCTTGCCAAAGAGGCGCCCGGCGAATACGTCGCCAAGCGGCAGGAATACGAAAGTCGCATCCAGACCGTGCAGGCCATCAACAACCAGCGTCAGCAGCTCAACGAGCAGGCGCTGGGGCAGGCCAAGGCCCGCATGGTCGACACCGTAAAACGTGAGCTCAATCTGGACGACGCAGGATTTGCGAAGTTCGATGCGGAGATCACGCACTACCTGGTGAAGCGGGGCTTTCATCCCGAATTCATCAAGCAGGTGGTCGATCCGCTTTCGGTGGTCATGGCCCATGAGTCCATGCTCTACCGAAAAATCATGGCGGATCGCGCGGCGCTCGAGGCCAAGAAGAAGGCCCCGACGCCGACACGGGTGATGCGTCCTGGTGCGTTGGAAGAGGCGACATCGACCGATGCGCGCTTTGATGCCGCGAAAAAAGCGGCACTCAAGAGCGGCAATCAGCGACGCATCGCGGACCTGATCGCGCAGCGCTTGAGGGCCAACCCTCAACCCTAAGCCGCGGCCCACCGATGGCGCCGCCCAGGGAAGCGCCATGACGATCCTGCTCAATACATTCCTGACGTTCTCCGCGATCGGCAATCGCGAAGACCTCGTGGACATGATCTACAACATCGATCCCGTCGAGACGCCGTTCCAGTCGCGGATCGACAAGAACAAGGCCAGCGCGGTCTTGCACGAATGGCAGACCCAGGCCCTCGCCGCGGCCGCCCAGAATGCGCAGGTGGAAGGCGACGAGGCGGCATTCACGGCCGTGACGCCGACTGTGCGCGTCAACAACCGATGCCAGATCGCGCGCAAGACCGTGGCGGTCTCGGGCACGCAGGAAGCCGTGGACAAGGCCGGCCGCGAGGGCGAGATGGCCTATCAGATGGTCTTGAAGAACAAGGAACTGCGACGGGACATGGAGTTCGACCTGTGCGGCAACCAGGCGCCGGTCACAGGCTCCAGCGCAGTGGCGCGTCAGTTGCGCCCGCTGTGCGGCTGGTACGCGACCAACACCTCGCGCGGCGCCACCGGCGCCAACGGCACGACGGCGCTTGCGGCGGTGGACGGCACGCAGCGCGCGTTCACCGAGGCGCTGCTCAAGCCCGTTCTGTCATCGATCTGGGTCAACGGCGGCAAGCCGGACATCGCCATGGTCGGGCCGACGCAGCGGGTGATTTTCTCGAGCTTCACGTCGAACGTCACGCGCTACCAGGACACGAGCGACAAGAAGCTGACGACGAGCCTCGAGATCTACGACTACGATTTCGGCAGCATCACCGTCGTGCCGAACCGCTTCCAGCGCGATCGCGACGTGCACATCCTGCAGACCGACCTGTGGGCGATCAGCTATCTGCGCAAGCCGTTCACCAAGGATCTCGCGCCCACGGGGGATGCTGAAAAAGGGATGACGATCACGGAATACACCCTGGAAGCAAGAAACGAGAAAGGAAGCGGCATCGTCGCGGATTGCTCGTAGGCAATTGCTGCGCGCGCGGGGGCTGCGTCCTCTCGGCCTCCGCGCACTACCCCGCCACTCGGAGCCGCCCATGCGTCGCTTGCTCGAGCTTCACCCTGACGGGATGCAGGAATGGTTCAACTGGTGCGAGCACGATCGCACGTTCGCGATCGAGTATCGCCAGGACCTCGATGGCACGTTCCGCCGCGTGCATGAGGAGAGTGCCGACACCGGCGGCTGGAGCAAGTCGCGCGAGCTGCGCCATGTCATGACGGTGCCGGTGGTGGCGCATTTCGAGATGATCAGGAAATACGGCGCCGATCCGTTCAAGCGCGGCAACGAGGATCTGCGCCGCCGCGCGCTGCGCGATCCGGATTTCCGTTACCTGACCATCGGCAGGATCATCTGATGTCGGATCTGATCAATATTCCGCTTTCCGACGAGGAGCACGCGCTCGTCGTGGAGGCTGCGCGAGCCGCCCGGCTGTCGGTCGTGCAATGGTGCAAGGTCGCCATCATCAAGGCGTCGCGCACTCCGGTGGTGGTCGGCAAGCCTGCCGGCGGGCCGCCCAAACCCCCGCGAGAGCCCTGATGCTGACGACCCTCGGCGGCCTCAAGACCGCGATAGACGATTTCATATCGCGCCAGGGCGATTTTACCGCGGCCTACAAGACCGAGTATTTCGTGACGCTCGCGCACGCACGCATCCACTACGGCAGCGACGATCCGCGCTTTCCCAGCGATCCGCTGCGCGTGCGCGCCATGGAGACGACGGCGGACGTGGTGGTGGGCGCGCAGACGGCGCCGTTGCCGGCGGGCTACCTCGCGATGCGCCGCGTTTATCTCGACACGAGCCCGGTGGCGCCGCTGCAGTTCCTGCCGCCCATGGACTTCTGGGCGAAGTACGTGAGCGGCCAGAACGCGCAGCCCATCGCCTACACCATCGAAGGCGAGAACATCGTGTTCGGGCCGGTGCCGGACGGGGCATATACGGCGAAGGTTCTGTATTGGAAATCATTCGCGCTGCCTGCGGCCGACGCCGACAGCAACTGGCTGATGACGAACGTCCCGGCGCTGTACCTCTACGGATCGCTGATCGAAGCGGCGGTCGTCATCCAGGACGACGAACAGCTTGCGAAGTTCGGGCCGATGTTCGCGGGGGCGTTGGCGGGCCTCATCAAGAGCGACAGGCGGGACAGGTACAGCGGCGCGCCGCTGATGATGCGCAACGACAGCGGGAACCCATAACCATGCCGCTCGCGCGCCGCTTCGTATCCTTCCCCGAGTGGACGCCCGATCGCCCGCGCTACCAGCGCGGCCTCGGCAAGGCGGTGAACTGCTATCCGCGCACGAGTGGACAGGATGGGTCGATCAGCTATGGGCCGTACCCCGCACCGCAGATCTACAGCGCCGCGCTGCCGGGCCAGTGCGTCGGCTCGTTCGCCGCGCGCAGCTTGGCGGGCAATGTCTCGATCTTCGCGGCAACCGCGACCGGCATCTACAAGCTGACCAGTGCGGGAGCGTGGGTGGACGTGAGCGGCGCCCCCTATTCGACCGCATCGGATGGCTTCTGGGAGTTCTGCCAGTTCGGCGAGTTCGTGATCGCCACGAATTTTGCCGATCCGGTGCAGGTGTTCCAGCTCGACGTGTCGGCCACCTTCGCCAACTTGGCGGGCAGCCCGCCCAAGGCGAAGCACATCGCCGTGATCGAGCCCGGCTTCGTGGTGCTGGGGCACTTGAACGTGGGCGGAACCGTCTACCCGAACGGCGCGCAATGGTCGGCGTACAACGATCACACCAATTGGCCGACGCCGGGCACCGGCGCCGCAGGCGCGGTGCAGAGCGATCGCAACGTGCTGCCGTTCGGCGGCTGGGTCCAGCGCATCGTGGGGCCGGTGGGAGGAGCGAGCGGCGCCGTGTTCTGCGACACGGCGATCTTCCGCATGGAGTACGCGCAGCCACCGCTGGTGTTCCGGTTCATCGGCACCGTGCCGAGCCGCGGCTGCATGTCGCCGTTCTCGATCGTGTGCGTCGCGGTAAGAAACTCGCAGACCGTGGCGTTGTTCGTCGGCGAGGATGGCGTGCATGCGTTCGATGGCACGAGCACGCAGCCGATCGGCATGAACAAGGTCGATCAGTACGTCCTCTCGCTATTCTCGCGCAACTATGCGAACCGGATCTGCGCGCTGGTCGATCCGGCGCGCAACCTCGTGCTGTGGATGCTGCCGACGCAAAGCGGCAACAGCACCATGCTGATCGCGTTCAACTGGGATCTGTCGGCGTTTTCCGAGCTCGATCCGCCCTCGATGGTGGCGGCGCCGGGCACCTTCGGCCCGTCCGCGTTCTGGTCGATCGGCTACACCACGGATGGCTTGAACGTGCTGAACACGCCGACCGACCTGCTGACCTTCCCCATGGATAGCCGCGTGTGGGCCGGCGGCGCACCGGCAGGGCCGGGCTTCTTCGACAGCAACAACAAGCTGAATTACTTCAACGGTCCGAGCATGCAGGCCCAGATCGACACCGGCCAGATCGACGGCGGCAATGGCAGGCGATTGTTCTGCGGCGGGCTCAGGCCGATTGCCGACGAGCCCACGCTGGCGAACTTGAGCACGCAGGTGCTCTACACGAACATCCCCAACCAGATCGGCACCGCCACCTCGCCCAGCGTGCCGGCGGCCGATGGCGTGTGCCCGCACCGTATCAGCGCCCGCTACATGAGCGCGCGCGTGAACGCGGCGGCCGGCGGAAGCTGGACGCACATGCAGGGCGTCGAGGTGAGGCTCCGGCCGGAAGGACTTCGGTGATGGCTAGCCTCGCCTATCTGCCGCTCGAGGCGCCCGGCCCCAACCTGGCCGCGGCCATTGCGATCTGGGAACAGCAGACGGGGAAGACGGCAAAGCAAGTCGGATGGGCGGCGTTCCGCGACGCCATGTATGCGATGACGAACCGCTACCCGCGCACGGATGTGATCCCCGAGGAGGCCGCGCACGTGTGGTTGGAAGCGCTCGGCCTCGAGGTGCCGGACCCGAGCTGCGGGCGGGGCAAGCCATGACCAACCCCGTCGTCGCCCCGCCGCCCACCGACGCGACAGCCGACACGCCGGCCGCGATCCGCGAGGCGCTGCGCCGTTGGTACAACTCATTCTTCGATCTGTGGGCGCGCGACAAGACGTTCCTCGGCACGCTCGCCGCCGGGGCCACGTCGACGACGTTCACAGATAAGCGCATATCGCCGACCTCTGCGTTGCTGCCGCAGGCGTGCACGGCGAATGCCGCGGCGGCCATCAATACGCTGTGGATAGACGAGACGACGCGCACGCAAGGCGTGGTGACGATCCAGCACGCGAACAACGCCACGGTGGACCGCACGTATCGCTGGAAAATTGAAGGCTCATAGGCGATGGCAGTTCTGCTCAATCCCCAATACGGCGCCGTACCGGGCGCGCCTCAAGCTTTGAATTGGTGGGATCAAAATATCTTCCGCATGTCTGGCCTGGTGCCGCCGCCGGCCCCGCCGCCGCCGCCCCTGGCGGCTACGCCGACGCCGCAGGACTTCGCGGCGCAGTCTGCGTTCGTGCCGCCGCGCACCGATACCGGCGGCGGGCAACCCGGCGGCGGCGGTCCCGGCAGCGGCCCCGGCGGCCTTGGCGGCGCATCGGGTGGCGGGCAGGACAGAACCACCAGCGGCTACCAGGGCGTCTATGCGCAGTCGCCCGTCGACATCAACAGCCAGTTCGGGCAGGCCGGCGGCATGGCCGGCATGCTCGCTGGCGGGATCGCCGGCGTGCCCGGCATCGGCACGGCGCTTAGCGGGCTGGGCGGCGCGCTCGATGCCGCGCGCTACAACGGCACGCTGGCGCAGAACGGCCTCCCCGGCACGGTCAATCCGTGGGGTGCTGCTGCGGGGCAGATGCTCGCGAGCATCGGCATCCCGTTCACCGACATCAATCTCTCGCGCGCGTTCGGCGTGCCGACGGCGCGCGAGCGCATGGATGCCATCATCAACGGCCTGCCGCCGGGGCTATACAACGACCAGGGCTATGGCGCGATTGCGGCCAATGCGCCGCACACGCCCGGCGCGCCGTTCGGCAACACCGGCTGGGCGGCGGGCATGAACCCGACGACCAGCCAGTTTCCGCCGGGGTTCGCTCTGAACGAGGTGCGGCTTGCGGCTCCCGCCGTGATCGCCGCCAACCCCGACATTTTCGGTGCGGCTCCGGCGAAGGGGGCGTTCGATGCTGGGGCCTGGGCCGATGCGCTCGGCGGCAAGGGCGGCACCCCTGCGGAAAGCACCGGCAGTGCGGCCGACAAAGAAGCCGGCGGCGGCGGCAAGGGTAGCGATGCAGGGCAAAGCACCGGCAGCGCCGGCGACAAGGGCGACGTCGGCGCCGGCCAGCAGGGCGGCAGCGGCGACACCAGCCGGGAAGGCGGCAGCGACGCCTACAAATACAAGGGCGGCCTGATCGGCGCACCGCCGGGGCGCTATCAGCAGGGGGGCGAAGTAGCGCCGCCCGCATCGCCATTCCCCGAGGATCCCGATCGCGCGTTTCGGTACGCCATGCAATTCACGGCGCCCTATCGCGACTGGTATCGCGATTTCAACGCGCGCTTTGGCGCGCCGCCTGACCTCGATGCGCCGGACTACAACACCCGGGCCGCATACCAATACGGCGTGCAGCCGGCGCCCTATGAGCACGACGATGGTCATTATCACTGGGGCAGCCAGACCATGGTGCCGCCGCGGGCACAGCCATTGGAGCTTAAAAGCGACACGCATCCGACGCGCTGGATGCAGTCCTTCATGGACCGCTTCGGCACCGATCCGAACGAGGCATCTCCGGAACAGCTTGTGCAGGCTCTGCGTGAGGGCATCGTGCCGATGCAGTCGCCGGGGCGCTATGTCGCGGGCGGCACCGTGGGGCGTGGCCAGGGACTGCTGCGCGGGAAACTCTATCCCGGCGAGGCCGCGTATTTCGAGCAGCATCCCAACGTCGCCGGCATGGCGTCTGATGACAACCGCGTGGTGCTTAACCCGTCAGTGACCGATCCCAACGCGCAGAAGGCGGTCTATACCAACGAGGCGGCGCGCCTCTACATGCGCCAGCACGGTACGCCCGATTTCGAGCTCACGCCCGAGCAGCGCGCCGGGCTGGCGGGTACGCCTTATGAGATCGCCCCGCCCGAAGCGCAGCGCGCAACCATCCTGGGACGCATCCTGTCCGGCGATCCGAGCGGGGGCAATGCCACGCCGGAACAACGGCAGCTCGCGGACGAGATGTTGGGACGTGTGCGGGCGATGCCCGGCTATGCCGCGGGCGGCACCGTGGGGCGCGCAGCGGGCAGAGCGCACCGCGATGCACCGCCGGTGCAGAGCGTCATTCCAGATCAGATGAACGAGACGGACACGCCGGGTTATCTGGGTTGGCCGTCCGTCAATAGTAGAGATAATCGCGGCGCTGCGCAGGGCATCGATGATCTGAACCGGCGTGTTGAACTTGGGAAAGCGCGACAGGAACCTCAAACTGGGCCGCTGGACACATATCAAAACCGACCGTCATACGCGACGGGAGGCATGATCCAGCCGACCGCCGCCCCGCAGCCCGGCGACAACATCAGCCCGGCGGCGTTCGGCCTGCTGCGCGGCATCAACCCACCCGGCCCTGACGACCAGATCGGCGCGCTGCAGACCGGCGAAGGCGTGCTGACCAGGCAGGCCATGGCCGCCTATCCAGGGCTGCTCGCCGCGGCCAATGCCGGCACGCTCGATCCCGGCCGCGTCAAGGGCCTGCTGACGCCGGCCGGTACGGGCCGCAAGCCGCGGCTGATCAGATGAGCGGAGCTCGTGCCATGCGCCGCGAAGCTGTGGCCCCCGCAACCGGCCGCATCCTCGCCGTGCCCGAGATCGTCGCCCAATGGGATCGCATTCTGCCGTTGCTCGAGAGCATCAGCGGCCACGGTCAGTACTGGACGACACCCGCGGGTGAAGCCTTCCAGCGCTTCTACGCCGGCCAGTGGACGCTGTGGGTGCTCGGCGATCCGATCACGACGCTGTGCGCCGTCGGCGTCGCGAAGGAATACGACGGCACGTTGAGCCTGCGCCTCGAGCTCGTGGCGGGCCATGCGGACGACTGGCACGCGCAGCTCGAGCCGATCGCCGCCTGGGGCCGCGATCGCGGCTGCGTGCGCATCTGCATGCCGCGCGCGCGCAAAGGCTGGGCGCGCGTGTTCCGCGACAAGTTCAAGGTTCAAGCGCTGTTTCTAGAGGCGCCGATCGAGGACGACACGCCATGAGCAGCAACGACACCCCGAATTATCAGATCAGCAAATCCGAAACCTCGCCGTGGGCGGGCCAGCAGCCATACCTGTCGAGGGGGTTCGAGACAGCGCTGACTCAACTCAACAGCGGGCAGCCGCAGTTCTACCCCAACGCGACATACGTGCCGATGTCGGGCGCGACGGCCGGCGCGCTCCAGACCGGCGAGGACGCGGCAAATACCATGCTGCGGGTGAACTCACCCGCGATGTACGGGCTCACGCCCGAGGCGCAAAGCCAGACGTTGTCGATGGCGCAAGGCAACCAGCTCACGAATGTAAATCCGTACTTCAACCAGATGCTGACAAACACGTTTCAGCGGGCGCAGCCGACGATCGATGCGGCGTTCGCGGGCGGTGGGCGCGGCATCTCGGGTGCGCGTGATGCCGCGGTCTCCGACGCCTGGGCCAACACGGCGGGCAATCTCGGCTATCAGGACTACGCGAAAGAGCGGCAGAACCAGCTTGGCGCCATCGCGGCGGCGCCTGCCATGGCGCAGACGGGGCTAGCCCCGCTGCAGCAGCTCGGCCAGATCGGCGCAGCACGCGAAGGCTATGCCGGCCAGCAACTGCAGGACACGCTGAACCGCTACAACGCGGGGCAGAACGCGGGCTGGAACAACCTCGGCAAATACATGGCGACGGTGGGCGGCGGCAGCTACGGCAACCAGTCCACGCAGATGATCCCGCAGACCAGCAATCCATGGCTGGCGGCGGCCGGCGCCGCCGGCAGCACGGCGAGCATCCTGGGTTCGCTTTTCGGTAGAAATGGTGCCTTTTCATGACAACCTACGGTGAATTTGCGAGGGCTAACTGATGTCCTGGTTTGACGGGCTTGGACAAGGGATCACCGACGCATGGGGCAGCCTGTTCGGCTCGACATCGCCGGGTGCGGTGGGAAGCTCTGTCTACGGGCCGCCAGGCTCTTTTGCGCCGACACAAGTGGGCGGCTACGGCGCTAATTACGGATTACTTGATCCACAAGGGATCAGGCAGCAGGCGTTCTATCAAGGTCTGGGCTCGCTGTCGCAGGGGCTGCTGGCGGCGGGGCTGCCGCATCCGGCGGCGCAGGGCAGCCTGATCCCGCAGGCGCTGGGCGCATTCCAGCCGGCGTACAGCGGCGCGCTGTCCAGCGGCTACCAGCAGGCGGGGCTACAGCAGCAATTTGCGCAACAGGCGTTGCGCGATCAACAGGTCGCAGCGCTGCCACCGGAAGAGCAGCAGCGTTACCGGATACTCGGCCCGGAGGGATATGCGCGCTACGTTACGCAGCGGGACGCGCCCTACGGGTTGCGCCCCGGCGAGCGCCGCATGGTCGGCAACCAGGTCATTGCCGAGGCGCCGCGTGGGCCGCTCACGGTGGCTCAAGGATCGCAAGTCTTCGACGCTAACGGCAATGTCATCGCCGCAGTGCCGCCTGCACCGCATTACGTCACCGATCCGATTACCGGCGCGACGACCGTCATCCAGCCGCCGGGGGCGGGTGGCGGTGCAAGCGTCCCGGCTGCCACCGCCCCGGGCGCGCGACCGGGCGGTGCACCACCGCAGACGCAACCCGGAGGCGCCGCCCCGGCGAGCTCGCTGCCGTTGGGCCTGCGCTATAACAACCCGCTCAACCTGGGCGGCGAGGACGCCATCCGGGCGGGACAATGGAGCTATGCCACGCCCGAAGAGGGAACGGCCGCTGCGGTGCGCCAGATCACGCTCAACGCGCAACGGGCTGGCGGTTCGCTGACGCCGACGCAGCTTGCGCAAAGCTGGATACGGCCAACCGCAGGCGAAAGCCCGGAAGCATTCCAACAGCGCGTCCAGGGCTATGGGCGGCGCATTGCCGCGGGCGCGCAACTGGCGCCGGATCAGCCGATCGACATAGCCAACCCCGCCGTCATGACGCGCGTCGTTACCGCGATGGCGCAAGTGGAGCAGGGCATACTGCCGGCAAGCTGGAGCGATGCCATCGCGCGCGGCGTCTCGCTCGGCGCGCAGCCGGGCGCCATCCGCCCCGGCAGCACGCGGCTGTACAGCGGCGCTGCCGGCCCCGGCCCGCGCGCCGCGGCGCCGGTCCCTGCTGTCGATATCGCCACACCGGGCATCGTGACGCCTGCAGCATCAACGCCCGCACCCCCAGCCGCACCAGGGCAGCCGCCAGCCGGCGGATACACCGTCACGCCGGTAATACCGCCGCAGAGATCCGGTACATTCACCGGCGGAAGCATCGAGGCGCAGGACAGCAATATCCTGCTCGCCGGCACGCGCGATCCCGCCCTTGCGGCTACCCCGGAATACGCCATGGCCTTTGCGCGGCAGAGCCAGCCGCGCGTGCAGCAAGTGACACGCTCGGACGGCAGCACCGTAATGGAGGAGGTGCGGCCCGATATGAGCCACGTCAGGGCACCGACATTCCAGGTGCCGGCGGCCCCTGGCGCTGCGGGCGCCGCGCCCGGTGCTGCGCCCGGTGCGGCGCCTGCTCCAGCCCAGCCCGGCGCGCGCGTGACGCAGGTACCGGGATCGGAGCAGGCGCGCCCGCCGTTGACGCCCGAGTCCGCCGCAAAGCTCGCGACCGTGCAGGAGGGGCGACGCAACATCGAGGATTACAGTCGTGCGATCATCAACCAGCAGGGCGGCGTCAATCGCCAGGCCATATCGGAAGCGTGGGCCAACATTCCAGGGACCGATGGCGCGCAGTTGCGCAACCAGGTCAGGGTTGCGATCGAGAACCGGCTGCGCATCGCAACTGGCCAGGCTGCGCCCGCCAGCGAAGTCGCAGCCTATCTCGATCTGTACCTGCCGCGGCCGTGGGACACCGAAGCGATGGTGCGGCAGCGTGTGAACAACCTGCATCAGTTCTTCGCCGGATTTGAGTCGTCGCTGACCGGACGCCCGGTCGCGCCATTCGCGCCGACGCCGACGCCGGCGGCGCCGGCTAATCGCACGCGCTACGACGCGCAGGGCAACGTCATTCCGCCGCCGCGGAGTCCCTAGCCATGGCGCGTGAAGCCGAGATGTGGGACGGCCATGTGCTCGAGTTCCCGGACGGCACGGAGCAGGCGGTCATGGACCGCGCCGCCCGCGACTACGTCACAGCGCATCCGCAACCCCAGCAGCGCGGGCTGGGCGAGGATCTGCTGCGCCAGACCGGCCTCGGCGCGCGCGCGATCCTGCGCGGCGTGACCCAGTTCCCCGGCTTTGCCGGCGATGTGATCAACGCCGGCGTCAACCTGCCGATCCAGGGGATCAACTGGGGCCTGCGGCAGGCTTACGGCCCAAGTCTTAGCAGCCTCATCACCGGACAAAGCACGGCACCACAGATCCCCGAGCTCGGCCGCGCGTCGGACGTCATCAACCGCGGCATCGACGCGATTACGCCGACGCCGGAGAACCCGCAAGAACGCGTCGCCGGCCGTGTGAGCGAGGATCTTGCCTCGTTCCTGACCGGGCAGGGGCTCGTTCGCGGCGCGATGCGTGTCGGGCAGACGGTCGCCCCGGCCCTGGCGCGAACAGTTCTCGGCACCGGACCGTCTACCGTCGCGACGACACCTGCGGTGCCGACCGTGGCGAGCCGTGTCGCCAATACGGTTCTCTCGTCACCGGGCACGCAGATATCGGGAACTGTGGGCGGAGCGCTCGGCGGCGGCCTCGCGCGGGAATACGCGCCCGACTCGCCGGCCGCCGATATCGCCGGCACCGCCGGCGGGCTGCTTGCCGGCACTGCCGGCCCGCAGGCGGTTCGGCTCGGATGGAATATCGGTAGAGGATTGCTTGCGCCGCTGACGACCGCTGGGCGCGAGCGCATCATCGGACAATCGCTGCTCGACATGTCGAGCGATCCGGCCACGCTGCAATCGCGCCTTGCCGCCAATCCACCGGAGATCGTCCCCGGATCGCTGCGCACCACCGCGGAAGTGGCGAACGATCCGGGCCTGCTCCAGGTCGAGCGCGCGGTGCGATCCCAGGGGCCGCGCGAGGCGGCGGATTTCGCGCTGCGCGATGCCCAACGCAACGCCGCACGACGCGAGGCGCTGACCTTGGCGCCGCCGGTGGCAGCGAGCGAGGCCGGCGACATCGTGCGGACGGGCATCGACGCCGCGAGAACGCGGGCCGCCAACGAGGTCAGCACGCTCTACAACGTGGTTCCCGATACCGCCGGGCAGTTCAGGGCCAGCGATCTGCTCGCCAACGTCATGCCCGATCTCCTGCAAACCTACGGGCGCAGGACGGGCGGCATTCCCGCCGAGTTGCAGCCGATCATCAACCGGATAAGCCGGATGGATACATTCGCCTATGGCGATCTGCGCGCCATGGCGAGCGAAATGGGCGATATCGCCGGCCGCGCCCGCGTCGCCGGAGACGGGACGCTGGCCAATGCGGCCGGCAACATCCGTGGTGCGATCGATACGATGATGGGCGATGCGGCGGCGGGCGGCCTGACGCCCGAGCAACTGGCGGCGCATCGCACGGCCCTCGCAGCACGGCGCAACATGGGCGCGGTCTTCGATGAAGGCGCGGTCGGACGCGCCACCGATACGAACCAGTTCGGCCGTCCGACGATGCCGGCCGAAAACATACCAGGCACGCTGACAGCCGGGCCTACAGCCACACGCCAGCTCGAGGCGGCGATCGGCAACAATCCGCAAGCCCTTGCCGCCCTGCGCGGCTCGTTCGTGCGAACCATGCAGGATGCCATCCAGGCGCCGGGCAGCGTCGATGCCGCAGGGGCGCTGACCGACAGCGCGGCGCGCTTCCATGGCTTCGTGCGCGACAACGCGGATGTCGTGCGCGTGCTGTTCGGTCCCCAGGGACTGCAACGCTTGCAAACCATCGCCCAGGATTTCGCATCCCGCCAGGCGGTCGACAGCGTCGGCCGCGCGATCGGCAGCAACACGGTGCAAAATCTCTCGACGGCCAATGTGATATCGGCCGTGATGGGCGGCCTCATCACCCCGCAGCAGCTCACGGCAAATCCGCTGTTTCGGCCGCTTGGGGTCCTGTACCGCTGGGCCGGCTCGGAGACGGCGCTGCGCGAGTTGCTGGCGCAGGCGACGCTGGATCCGATGCTGGCCTCGATGCTGGTGCAGCGGGCGACGCCAGATGCCGTCGCGCGCGCCGCAGCGATGGTCAACCAATCCCTGGGGCGGCGGCTTGGCGATGTGGCAGTGCGCGCGGCGGTGCCGCTAGCACCTGCTTCACTGCCGGGGATTGCCAGGTCGATTGAAAACCGGCGATGACAACTCTCGCGCTCGGAGGCTGCTGAAATGGCCGGTCAAGGTGTAACACTGTATGCGACCAGCGCCGGCGGAAACAAAACCATCATCGGCTCGATCGACTGGCGCGAGGCGATCTACATGCCCGCGCAGATCAACGACAACATCGGCCAAATCATGGCCGACATCCGCGCCATGGCGAACAACATCGCCGCCGGCTGGATCGAGATCGGCGACACCGACGGCGTCTATACCGCAACCTATATCGCCGCCAACCAATTCCGCATCGATGGCGCGGACGTTACTAACTATTACCGAGTCGGCATGCGCGTGCGCGTGATCGCGCCGACGCCGGTGCAGCTTTTCGGCACGATCACGGCGTCTGCCTTCGCCACGCACACGACTATCACCGTCGCTTGGGACTCGGGCGCGCTGTCGAACGAGGCGATCACCGCGGTGTATATCGGCGTCGGCAGCGGCGATACCTCCAACCTCAACGTGGTGCGGCACGACTGCCGGCTTGTGTACACCAATTCCACCACGATGACGCTGCAACGGTTCGGCGGCTCGCTCCTGACCATCGACAACCAGCCGCAACCTATCCCGGCTGGCGGCGTCAGCCTCACGGTTATCGCCGGCTACGTAGGCGCCAATCCGCTATACGTCTACGCTCGCATGGTCAGCGGCGTCATGACGCTGGTCGGGCAGGGCGAAGCCGCAGTCGCCGATCCGCGCAACGGCATGCCGGTACATCCTACCACCCCGGCAAACACGCTGGTCGGCATGGCGTATGTCACCGCCGGGCCGGTGATGACCGAGGACGGCGCCAATCAGGCCGTGTCCAGCTATTTCAACCGCCTGCCGCACAGCTATGCGTATCAGCAGAGCAATACGACGGCCTCGACATCAATGGTGCCGCTGCACAATCCGATCAAGATGCTGCTCTGGGGTGATAGTTCGTATCAGATACAGATATTCGGCTACGTGCAGCTGAATGCGGCTGGCAACACGATTGTACAGGGTCTTATGGATGGCGTCGGCGCGAGCCCTGTGCAGTCGTCATATTTACCCGTTGCCAATGCACAATGTCCGATAGCGACAGGCATGGCCCAGCTCGGACCGGCGGGCCTCCATACATTTCAACTCGGCGGTTATGTGAGCGCCAGCACCGGCACGTTCGTCGCCACAACCTACGGAACTGTCATGGGATAGGAGTTGCGCAATGGTCGCTTGGAAGATCGGGCCGACCTTCGTTGACGAGCTTCGCGCCGCTGGCGTCACGCTCGACGGCTATTCGTGGGACTGGATGGCGGGGGAGTTTCTGTTTCGCGAGGATGTGCCGCAGGCGACGCGCGATGCGGTGGCGGCGGTGTACGCCGCGCACGATCCGGCGGCGCAGACCGATCCGCCCACCGTATCCTATCCGCCGGGCGTGCCGATGCAAAAGCCGGCGCAGCAATTGCCGGGGCCGAAGTGACCGATGACGCGACGCGGTTGCGCCAGCTCGAGATCCAGGTCACCGCGCTGCGCGGCGATCTCAACGGCCACGTCGCGCTGTGTGATGGAAGGTGGCGTGCGATGAGATTGGCCGCGACCTTGCTAAGCGCCGCAATCGCATTCGCGGTGTCGCTGGTGGTGTCGCTGTTTACTCGGTCCTGAAGGGGGATTGCGCTTGTCATCGCCGCTCTTGCGGGAACCGCCGGCTCCGACGTGGTCCGATGTGCTGCCTTCCCTTGGCTCTCATGTCAGCCAGGTTGTCCGCGATGGTGCCAAGAAAAAGATGGGACGGATTAACACAGATCCGGTTGTCGCAGCGGTGCAGGACGCACAAGCCGGCAGGAATGGGGCCGTACGTGAGTTCCCAGGAAGCGCGATGGGCAAGGATGCTTCCCCCCTTGCGGCCACCGCGGCCGATACGCCCATAGCCATTGCCCATCGGGGCCCCCGCCCAGAGGAGGCAGCCTCGATCATTCGTAAGGCCGAGAAATTTGCGGAAGCGCGTCGCCAGCGGAAGTGTGTCCCACAGGGCGCGGCATGGTTTGGAACAGAATTTTCCGCTCCCGCGCTTGATGGCGGAAGGAAAGGCTTCAACCCTCTTACCGCACTGTTTGCACATGTAGGGGATAGGCATGACGGACCTCGTTCACAGGTTCGTTGCGCTTAGGGCGGGCGGGTGCTGGCTGCATCCGTCTGCCCGCTTTCATTATAGCGGAGGTGTGCCGTGACACTGTCCTTTATCTATTGGTTACTCATGTTTCTTACTCTGCTTTTTGGCGGCTACACGAACCGCACCGCGCTTGGCACGCCGCTGCTATGGGGCCATAGCTTGTT